GGCATAACCCTCATTACTGAACAAATATCATTAATTAAATTAAAAGCCTCACGTTGTTGAGTGATATTTACATTTATTGCAAACCTAGCCTCCTGACCACCTTCTCCATCATCTACTAATTCATTGTTATAAACAGATTGATTGTAGAATGTATATTGATCTAAAGAACTTTCTGCAACCGATAGCCCATAGCGGGTGTTTGTCAAAATATCCCAAAGCACCCAAGCTGGATCTGAGTGCCACTCTTTAGATGCTTTGAATGTTCCGTTAAAAGTTCCTGTATAAGTTATTCGACCAGTTTGTATGTCAACAGTTGCATTATGCGGTATTTTTGTTTTGATTCCTCTGAGCCTAAATGACCTCTTAGGGATTCTAGGGAAAGACTCTGCACTAAACCTTAAAGCTAAGTGTGCTGTATCGGGGTAAGCGTTTTGTTTAAATATAACTTCTGTCATACTCGACCAGCTAAAAGCTGTAAACTCTGGACTTGTAGTATCAGCAGTTGTTCTAGAAACTCTTACGTTAATAGGAAAGCTTGTATTAGCTGGTAAATTTACTAAGTAATCTCTAAAGTATGCACTAGTTGATCTGCCTGTTACTGTGTCATTTATTGGCGTGGTAGTAGTTCCATTATTTTGTATTATTTCTATCTTTACCCCTGCACTAGCACCAGTAATCTCTCCATTATCCTCAACCTTCTGAATATTGTTGAATGATACTGTTACCCTTATTGCATTTACCGAAGTATTAGAAACGGCTCTTGTAATAGGATTTCCAAAAGTAACTGCAACACCGACAGATGTTTCTGTTTCAATATTTGCAATTCCATTAATAAAAGTTTGATCTGACGTTCCAAATCTAGGCTCAAAGCCTACATCTTTAAAATTAAAATCTCCTTCGGCTGGTGATGTATTACTTGCAGAGGTTAGTAATAATTGTGTCCCATTGAGAAATATATCTTTTTTAAAAGCATTGTTATATGCGGTTGTTCCTTTTGTAAGACCAGCCTTTGATGCTGTTGCTGATCCCTCTATTTCTCCTTCCCCTACGACTTCAACAAGAGTATTAAACTGTTTTGATGAAAGCGTATCGGTAGGTAATTCTGGATTAGTAAAGACAGTATCTTGACTAAATTCTTGTATGCCAGCCATTATGCGTCACCTCTAACTTGAACTGTATCAATACCATTTGAAACTGTTACTGATCCAACTATTGTTTCACCATAAATCAAATTAATTGGTACACCACTTTTGCTGATATTAGTTATTCCAGTAAATGAATAATTTGAAGCAAGTGAGGCTGGATCTGTTGCGTCCATACCTGAAGGACTCATAGAGGGTGGTTGTGGAGTAAGCATTGATGTCACACCATCAATAATTAAAGAAGTACCAACAGCAGTAACAATTGAGCCTACAATTCCAGTACCAACAATCCCACTTATAGCTGATGATACAGCACCCCCAAAAATCGGGGCAATAAACGGAGCTAAAAAACCAGAGCCAGTTGCAACAGGAATAATTCTTATATCACTTTCACCTGTCATAAATATCTTATTTTCAGTAACTACTTTATCTCCTGTCCAAACTTTATATGGTGTTGTTAGTAAATAGCCCTGCAACTCAGGAAAGTTGTTATATAAGAAACTAAACGCTTGTCCTACATTATTTAAATCAGCCTCAAATGTAGACTGACCTAATATCTGCTTAAGTTTTCCATATACTTTAATTGTTCTCAACATGACGATACCTTTTATAAATTGATTTTTGCATTTGAGAATCCAATAAATCTTTTGAACTTAGTCTACCTACTTGATGATGTAAAACCATCTGATCTCCTACATAAATACCAACATGGCAGCCGATATTTTTACCCATACTAAACAAAAACAAATCATCTTTTTTTATATCGTCATCAACTTCCATAAAATTACAAGAAGGTATTTCATTTTCAAACTTGTTATTAGAAAGCATTTCATAAGGGCTTTTTGGCCTTATCATATCTCCAACAATCAAGCCTTTTTCTTTAAAATAATCAACAACGATAGTCCAACAATCGGCAGCACCCCATATCCAAGTTTTACCTATAATTGATGATGGCTTATATCCAGAAGGTTCAAAGCTATACCAATCTTCCATTTGTGGGCTGTAAATATGCCAAGGTAAGCCAAGATATTCACAAGCTGATTTATCAGCCTCAGATGGAAATATAGAGCCTTTTGGGTGTGAATGAATAAGCCCTACAAGCTCTCCACTATCTTCTGCATTCGCCCAGTCATCAGGATCAATAATAAAATAAGATATTTGATTATTTGCTAAATTTTTGCAGGGAAAATATTTTTCTTTTCCTTTTACTATTGCCAAAAGACCACAGCTTTCCTTTGGTAAACATTCTTTAGCATGATTAGCAGCTTTTTCTTTCCAAGTCATGCGTCAATAAAAGTACCAACTCCATCAAAATCTTTTCTGGTAATTTGTCTTTTTGGAACTCGAACATTTGCAAGGTCAAGGGCTGAAACTAATTCATACTGTACAACTTCTCTATTTTCTAAAACTTTTCTATCTAAAAAAAATACCTCATCTGGAAATTTGTTTGAGCTAGGTGTTCCAAAAGGATTACTGCCTCCGCTAAAGTTAATTGCATCTAGATTATCGGCTGTTGTTCTAATTCTTGTTAGCTTTGCCCCATTAAGATCATTTGCTGGTGTAAAAGCATTTACAGATGCAATTAGAGTTGTCAAAGTAGATAAAACATTACTGACAGTCAATGTAGGTCTTGGGATTTGTCCTTTTCCTGTAAACTCAAACCCTTCTGCCTCTACTGGAAATCTTGTATAAGAGTTACCCTGCCAAACTATTTCACCATTTCCATTTTGATTTGACCCGCTATGGTATCTAAAAAGTTGATCTGAACCATGAATTGAAGCAATAAGTTGTAATTCAAACAACTCAATAATTGCTGAAGGATTTATCTTTTGAAGTTCAGAGGTAGGTATTGCCATTAGGGTTCTGCAACCTCCTCAAATGTAAGATTCATATTTACTCTGTTTAAATATGGTATAGACCTTGATCTGCTTGTGCATTTAAACTTTCTTGCCGAAGATTCCCCTGTCATTGTGTAATCAAATGAAGCTTGATCGTCAAATCTGCTATTTAAAAATGTGTCTATTGTGTCAGCATCTGTTTCCGATATAGCAAAACTTAAATTAACAATATGCAATCTTTTATTTGCAGGCAAACCAAAAACAGTTCTGAACTCATATCCATCTCCTAACTTTGTAGTTATGCTTTTTTGTTCTACTGTTTGTGTGGTTCCGTAAATCGGTGTTATAGAGGGAAAAGTTGCCATTATGCTAATAGACCTCCAGCACGTTTTTCTTTGATTAATTGAGCTTGAACTGCCTGACCAATCACTTGACCTAGTTGTTGAGCATCAGTAGTAGATCCTTGAACAGAACTTCCACTTGCATCAACATTAACTGTAACCATATTTGTAACATTGTCACCACCACCAAGCTGACTATTTGGAATTACAGTGCCGCCCTTAGAACCCATCTGCAATAACTCAGGGCCTCTTTCTCCAACAATAAAAGCACCGCCAGCATTAACCCTTCCTCCCATTTCTTTTTTACCAAACAAACCAGATAAGAAACCGCCAAAAATACCTTTTCCACCACTTTTGTTTTTACCCATCAATGCCCCACCAATCCCAGTGATAGCCTTGTCTAAAGCAATATCAATTAACTTATTTTTAAGATTATTTAAAACACCAGATATAGCTTCACCAAAAGATTTACTTCCATTTATAGCTTCTCTTAAACTACCAACTAGATCACTTCTAACAGATTGTCCAATACCTTTAAATGTTTCTCTAAGTTTTTCAGCTTCCTCTCTTGCTTCTTTCTCTGCTGGTGTTATAGCATCTACACTTTTTTTAATATCACCATTGGTTTTTACAATTTTATTTTTTGCGTCTAGTTGTTTATTATTTTCGGCTGTAATTAATTCTTCAAGTTCAAAAAATTCAATAGTTCCATCTTTTAGCTCTCCTAGTTTTTCTTTCAGACCTTTAAATGGATTTGGAAATTTTGGAATTGCTATGTCAAGATTTAACTTTGGAATTTCTAAACCACCAAGTAATTTTTTAATTGGTTCTGGAATAATATCAATAAGTTTTTGAAAAGCCTCTCTAAAAAAAGTAACTATGTTTCCAGCCACGTTACTAACAGATTGTTGAATACCTTGAAAAAACCTGACAACTGGCTCTGTAGCTGTTATAAATCCATTAATAATATTTCTTTGTAAAGTAACAACATTTCTTATAGTTACTGCAACTACTTGACCAATAACTTTGCCTATAAACTCTGCCCTACCTACTAAATCTGTGATTGCCTCTTTAATACCTATCCACCCTTGTTCTAAATTAAATAATGTATTTGTAGCGTCTATACCTAAAGCCTGACCAATAACAGTGCCTAACTGTTTAACAAATCCTACTATCAACCGAATTGGTGCAAGGATACCGATTTCAAAAGCACTTTTAAGAGCTTCAACAGTAACAGCAGTAATTTTTATTACTTCTCTAATTGCAATACCAAACTCAGAGCCTTCTGTTGTCAGATTTGTAAATGCAGCCCCTAATCTTTGAATTTGCCCCTGTATTGTATTCTGTGCCTCAAATGCAGCTTTGGCCGCATTGCCTTGAGCCTTTGCTTGATTCTCTAGATTTTTATTGAAAGATACCAAACCATCATTTAACAATGGTTGTATTGCTGTAAGTGCTTCAACACTTCCAAATAATTTAGAAAGATTTTCTGCACTTGACCCACCACTTTTTACTATGTCCTCTAAAACTCCACTTAGTCCTTTTGAATTTAAAGCTGCGGCACTAAAGTCAATGCCAAGTTTTTCTGCAATTTTTGAAGCTTCACTTGTAGGCTTTTGTATTGAAGCAATAACCTGTCTTAATCCAGCAAAGGTTGATTCAACAGGAACACCAGCCGCAGTAACAGATGAAATTGCAGCGTTTAATTCTTCTATGCTTACACCAGCACCAGAGGCTATAGGTGCAATACGACCTATTTGTTTTGCATATTGATCGACAACAATTTTACCATCATTTTGAGTTTGAATAAATCCATCAATTAATTTTGCGGCTTTATCTGATTCAAGTCCATAAGAGTTAAGCACTGATGTAGTAGCATCAGCAACTGTGGCTAAATCAGAAAATCCACCAGTCGCACCTAGTTGTGATGCCTTCAAAACATCTGTTAGTTCTGTAACTTCACCAAAGCCAGCAGATGCCACATCATAAGAGGCTGCTAGTAAATCAAGCTGTGAAGCCTGACCACTTAGCTCATTAGATAAAGTTGATAGCTTTGGTTTAAGAGTATCTACATCAACTCCAAGTGTTTTGACCTTCGTACTTGCAAAGTCGGCAGCCGCTAAATTTTGAAATGTTTTAGTTAATGCAGCTACTAAAGTAAGTCCAGCAGTAAGTGGCCCTAAAGCTGTTGCTAACGCAGCCCCAGCAGTTCTAAACCCTACAGCCGCCCCTTTTGCACCAGCACCAGCACCAAAAAATGACTTGCCAAGTATGGGCAAAGCTCTATTTGCGTCTTTTAATTTGCTATTTGTTCCGTTTACAGTTTGATTAAATT